ATGGCATGTTTGGAAGTCAGAACGCTGCGATAAGTGTTGGAGGAGCAACACCTTCAGTTCAAAATAAAACAGAATCTTACGATGGAACGAGCTGGTCAAATACTCCAGCTACAACCGCTGCAGCTTTAAGATCTATGGCTTCTCCAAATGATACAAGCACTAATCTTTCAGGCTTTATTGCAGGAGGATATACAACTACTGCTGTTGGAACAACAGAAGAATACCATAACACATTTCAAGCAAGAACTGCTGGTGCATGGGCTAATGGTGGAAATTTAAACACTGCTAGAAGACAAACAACTGCTATTGGAACTCAAACAGCAGGTCTATGTATTAATGGTTTTACAGATGAAACTGTAGCTATAGCTGAAGAATATGATGGCACAAGTTGGACAGAATCAGGAGATACTAGCAATGCAAAAAGATTACATGCTTCCGCAGGAACACAAACAGCTGGTTTAGCATATGGGGGTGTTGGTTATTTAGTGCATAATGAATCTTATGATGGTTCAACTTGGACAGAAGTAGCTAATTTAAATGCAGGTAGATTTGGTGTATTAGGTTTTGGAACTCAAACATCTGCTTTAATGGCAGGTGGACAAGCTGATGGTGGTGCAACTATTGATGATGTTGAAGAATGGGATGGTTCATCATGGACAGAAATAGCAGATATGAATACAGCAAGATATGCAGGTAGTGGAGTAGGAACTTCTACAGCTGGACTTGTATTTGGTGGGAATGTTCCTCCTCAAACAGTAAACACTGAAACTTGGGATGGCTCTTCTTGGACAGAAGTAGCTAATTTATTTACTGCAGAAGATGCTCATGCAGGAGCTGGAACACAAACGGCTGCTTTAAGTTTTGGAGGTGCCCCTTCAGTTACCACTACTGTGGGTTGGGATGGATCAGTTTGGTCAACAAGCCCTGCTCTTGGAACAGGAGTTGGTTTTCATGGAGGATGTGGAACTTCTACATCTGCTTTATGTGCTGGTGGCGGAGCACCTAATACTGTCGTAAATACTACACAAGAATGGACAGGTGTAACAACAACTGATACCGCATCAACTATTGACTTTGATTAATTAATAAGTATATTAGAAATAACGAAAGGAATTTATGACAGATAAAAGAAATATAAAAGCGTTAATAGAAAAAGAAGCACCAAACTTAAATAATTTATTAGACCCAGAAGAGGTTAAAATATTTAAAGGTTTAACAGAAGAATTAAGAGATACTTGGACTAAAAAACAAATGTTTAGAACGGAAACTGAAATGCAGTTTTCTGTTTTAAACGATGCAAAATATCCAACAAAGGCCGCTAAATACTGGCAGTGTGTTAGAGAGCAGAATGTATTCTTAGAAAATCTAATGACCCTTTCTTTTGATTATAGAAGAGCAGAAGTTAAGCAAAAGAGATTAGAACAGAAATTAGAAAAGGAAGAAGATGAATTAAAAAAAGAATTACTACAGATAGATATAGATGAAAAAATATATTCTAAAGCAAGCATGCAGTTGGTCGCAAGAGACAGGATGAGAGAAATAAAGTTATGGTCTAATTTTAAAAAGAAATTTGATGATGGTTCATTTGATACTAAAAATGTTAATACTCACCAATTAAATTCATATCATTTAACTATGAAAAATAAGGCAGAGACTCTAACTCAGGGATCAAGTCAGCCAGAAGTATTTAATGTATTGGGTCAGTTGCAATCAATTGAAAGAATTAAAAAAGATATAGCTATCGAAAATAAAAAGAAAGACGATGCAAAACTGGAATTCAGCAAAAACTCTATCGGACAACAGGGTTAAAAAACTTTTCTTTTTAGTTGCTATACCAAGGTCAGGAAATACCTTGTTTACATCTATCATGAATCAAAACCCTAATATAGCGTGTACTCCTAATTCTATTACTTTAGAGATTATGAAAGATCTCTTTCTCCTTAAACAAACCGACGTCTTTCAAAACTATCCAGATCATCAATCACTAGATAACGTATTAGATTCTGTTTATGTAAATTATTATAAAGACTGGACACAGAAATATATTATAGATCGTGGTCCTGTTATGACTAAAGGGAATTTTGCATTAATGCAAAAGCATTTTAAAAAACCTTTTAAGTGCGTGGTATTGATTAGAGATTTAATGGACGTATTAGCGAGTTATATGAAATGGTATACAGAAAACTCTGATGCTTTTCCCAATAGATTTGGTTTAAAAAATGATGAAGAAAAATTATCAATGATAATGAATAAAGATGGGGCTGTTAGTAAAACATTAGAAGCTGTAAAGAATGCTTTTAATTATCCAGACATGTGTCATTTTATGAAGTACGATGATTTGGTACAAAACCCTGAAGAAGAAATAAACAAAGTTTATAATTTTTTTAATATACCTACTTTTAAACATAGATTTATTGATCTAGATCAAATTCACGTTAATGGAATGGGATATAACGATAGTATTGTTGGCAAAAATATGCATACTATACGAAGTGAAATTAAGAAAGAATACAACCCCTACATTGAAAGAATACCAAAAAGAATAAGAGAAAAATATGGACACATTAAATTTTAACTTTGTATTTTTAGGTCAATCAGTTTTAAAGTATGAAGTACCTTTAGATATATATAATACTATTAATCATATCTATGAAACAAGAAGGCATGAATTACCCCCATCTAATATACAATTAGTAGGTAAGATTCAAAACGAACATTCTTTATTCTTTAATGGACCACCTAACAATAAAATGCATCCACATAATTTTTTACCAGAAAATGTTAGACACTGGTTTAGTAAAGTAATGCACCACTATTTAGATTGGAATAAAATTAAAGACTATAAAACTCATTTAAATTCAATATGGATTAATGAAATGAAAGCTAATGAATATAATCCAGTGCACGTACATCAAGGATCAATTTTTACTGGTTTGTCTTCAGTTATGATTTTAAAACTGCCACAAGATACTGGTGTTGAATATTCAGCACCTGGTAAACCTATGAACGGACAATTGCAAATATTAGGAAATTCTTCAGGACAATTTTGTAATTCAGATTATGGACCTATAATGAAAGAAAGAAATTTTTATGTATTTCCATATGACATGAGACATTGCGTATATCCTTTTAATGGAAATGGTCTTAGAAGAACTTTAGCATGTAATTGTGATGTGGAATATGATCCAATTAAAAACAGGAGTGCAGGATGATAATAACAGAACCTAAATGGAAAAGCTGGATTGTTGAAACAACAACTTCTTTATTTACACCAGATCAATGCAGACAAATAATTGAATGTGGTCACAGACAAAAGCCCGAAAAAGCACAAGTTGGAATGGGTAAACCAGGTGGTGGAACAGATACAAGTAAAAGAGTAACGACTATTGGTTGGATTCCTTTTAAAGAAATGCCTGAAATGTATGATCAAGTAAATATATTTATTCAAAAATGTAATAGAAACCATTTTGGATTTGGTGATATACAAATAACAGAGCCAGCTCAATTTACAGAATATCCTGAAGGTGGTTTTTATGATTGGCATATGGATAGCGATGTAAACATGTCTCATGAACCTCCTGTTAGAAAAATATCAATGACAGTTTTATTATCCCCTGAAAATCAATTTGAAGGGGGAGACTTAGAAGTAATGGCTAAAGGTAAAAGAGCTAAGATGAAACAAGGACACGCTATATTATTTGCATCCTTTTTAAACCATAGAGTAGCACCTGTTACACGTGGTGTTAGGCAATCACTTGTTATGTGGTTTGGAGGAACACCTTTTAAATGATTAAAGAATATTTCTTTCCAACTATTATATACATAAAAGACTTACCTAATCCTGAAAAATTAAATCCATATTTAGAAAAACATATTGTTGAGTGGAGTAATCAAGATAAAGGCGTGCATAAAACGAATGTTAATGGTTGGCATTCTAAAACTGATATGAATCATAAAAAAGAATACGAACCTTTAATTCAAGAATTATTTCAAATGCAAAATGAAATCATTCAAGAAGAGCATTTAGATATTAAAGCTAGATTAGGTAATATGTGGGCTAATATTAACTATCAAGGTGGGTTTAACAATGGTCATATACACCCTAATTCATTATTTTCTGGTGTGTACTATGTAAAAGCACAACCTAATTCTGGGAGGCTTCAATTAATGGACCCAAGACCAGGAGCACAGCATATAATGCCTAATAGAAAACCTGGTAACCTACCTAGAGAATTGTGGAGAGAAACTTATTATGATCCAGTTCCTGGAAGACTTATAATGTTTCCCTCATGGTTATGGCATAGAGTAGAACCTAATCAAAGTAATGATATAAGAATATCAGTGTCTTTTAATTTTATATTATGATTTTTCAATATAAAAAATATCAAGTAGTTAAGAATGCTATATCTTATGAGTTAGCTAATTTTATATTTAACTATTTTTTACTTAAAAGAGACGCAGTAAAATTTTTATACCAAAATAATATAACTTATGATAATGGTTTACTAGGTACATGGACCGATAAGCAGGTTCCCAACACCTTTTCTATTTACGCTGATCATGCGATGGAGACTTTGATGATGAAAGTAAGACCTAAAATGCAGCAAGAAACAGGATTACAATTAATTCCAACATACTCTTATGCTAGAATATATAAAAAAGGAGACATTCTAAAGCGTCATAAAGATAGACCTAGCTGTGAGATATCATGCACCCTTAATTTAGGTGGTGATCCTTGGCCTATATTTATAGATGGCACAGGGGCTGACACAGTCATAGATGAATATAAAGGAATTATAAAACCCGATGCTCCAGAAGGCACTAAAGTCTTGCTTGAAGTGGGAGATATGTTAGTATATAGTGGCTGTGAATTAGAGCATTGGAGAGAACCTTTTGAAGGTAATACTTGCGGACAAGTATTTCTTCATTATAACCATGTAAATGGTCCTTTTGCTGAAAAGAACAGGTTCGACAAAAGGCCGATGTTAGGTATTCCCAAATTAGGGAATTAATAATATAATGGTTTTCTATGTTACAAAAATTAAGTTTCTTACCAGGTTTTAATAAACAAGTCACAGCAACGGGCGGCGAAGGCCAATGGGTTGGCGGTGATTATGTACGTTTCAGATATGGGTCAGCAGAAAAAATAGGTGGTTGGGCACAGTTAGGAGACAATACTCTTACAGGAAGAAACACAGCACTACATCATTTTGTAAATGCGTCAGGTATTAAATACGCAGCTCTTGGTACAAACAGATTTTTATATGTATACTCAGGAGGAGCATTTTATGACATTACTCCTATTAAAGCTACAACAACTTTAACTAATGCTTTTACAACAACACAAAGCGATGCAACTATTACGCTAACTTTTGCATCTGATCATAATATTTCTAAATACGATATTATTCGTTTAGATAACTTTACAGCAATTACTGATTCTGATTTTAGCTCCACTGATTTTGATGATAAAAATTTCATGGTTGCAACAGTTCCAACGTCAACAACTCTTACAATTGAAATGGGATCCAATGAATCTGGATCAGGAGCTAGTACTTCTGGTGGTATAAGAGTTCAACATTTTTATTCAATAGGTCCTGCAACTGAAGAATCAGCTGCTGGTTGGGGATTAGGATTATGGGGTGGTACTGTCGCTGGAGAAATTACATCTACTTTAAATGGTGCATTAACTTCAGGTTCTTCTAGTATTGTTTTAGCAGATTCAGGTTCGATGCCTTCATCAGGAACAGTCTTAATAGACAGTGAGCGTATCGCCTATACAACAAATACTACAGGAACAGATACTCTATCGGGATTAACTAGAGGATCGGACAACACTACAGCTGCATCACACTCTGATGGAGCAACTGTTTATGACGCATCGGACTACACAAAATGGGGCGCTTCACAAACAGGTGACATTGTAACAGCTCCTGGTCTATGGACCTTGGACAATTATGGAAATAAACTTATTGCAACTATCGTTGATGGTGCAACTTTTGAATGGGATTCAGATGCAACGGGAGCAACGTCAACTCGAGCCACAATCGTTGCCAATGCACCAACAGCAGTTATACAAACTTTAGTATCTACACCTGATAGGCACTTAGTATTTTTTGGAACAGAAACAACTATTGGTACAACATCAACTCAAGATGATATGTACATACGTTGGTCGGATCAGGAGAGCATCAATGCTTCAACTTCATACGCTCCTTCAGCAA